CCTATTCGTGGAAAGTCAAATGGTCGGATCAGGCAACCAGCGACTGGCTCCCGATTGCCCAACTCGGCTCCAATGCCCTTAAGGTCTGGTTCCCACCAGAGGCCGGCACTCAGGTTGTTGTGCTTTCACCAGGTGGCGACACAACAAAGGGTATAATTTATCCGGGCCCGTTCATGGGCTTGCCGCCGGCTGGTAATTTTGAGGGGACAATCACAGGTTCCGGTGATGTTGTGGCCTCAAATATCAGCTTGGTGGGGCATGTTCACGGCGGAATCAAACCCGGCCCCTCTGACACGGGAAGCCCTAAATAGATCAGGGGGAACCGCCAGAGGATTGAACGCCCGCTCGCCGACAATATGCCCGCATGAATGGGCTCCATGCGATAACAGGGCGAGAAGTCGGCGGGATCGAACATCTGCGCCAGTCTATCCGCGATATACTGACGACACCGATCGGGTCGCGGGTCATGCGTCGCGACTATGGCAGTCGGCTGTTTGATCTTATCGATGCCCCATATTCTGCCGCCACCAAGCTCGGAATTATTGCAGCCACCGTCGAGGCCCTCATGCTTTGGGAGCCTCGCATCGAGGTCGAGGAAGTTTCGCTGCGCACCTTCCAGCCCGGTCATATCACAATCGATCTAGCCGGCCGGTATTTGCCCGACGGGATCGATGTAACTCTCGATGGGATCGAAGTCGGATGAGTGTATTTTCTGCCATCAACCTTGCTGACCTACCGGCCCCGGATGTCGTCGAAACCCTCGATTACGAGAGTATTTTGGCGGACCTTAAGGCCGACCTCGTGATGCGTCACCCCGACTTGGCAGAAGCCCTATCCTTGGAGAGCGAGCCCGTGGTCAAGCTGCTAGAGGTTGTAGCCTACCGCGAAATAGTGCTGCGCCAGAGGGTCAATGACGCGGCCCGCGCGAACATGCTGGCCTTTTCCGTTGGCGCTGATTTGGAAAATCTGGGGGCCTTGTTCGGGGTTGTCCGCGGAGTGATCCAAGAGGCCGACCCATCGGCCATCCCGCCAATGCCCGCAATTGTTGAAGATGACACTCGCTTGCGCACCCGCATCCAGCTGGCGCTCGAGGGTTTTAGCACAGCAGGGCCGGTCGGGGCCTACATTTTCTGGGGCTTGTCCGCGTCCCCTGATGTCAAGGATGTCGGTGTCACCAGCCCCGCGCCAGGACAGGTCGAGATCACGGTGCTGTCGCGCATTGGCGATGGCGCGCCCAGCGGCGCGCTGATCGCAACCGTTGCCAGCGCCTTGAATGCCGATGATGTGCGCCCACTGACCGATCAGGTGTTCGTCAAAGCCGCCACCATCACCGCCTATTCGGTTGAGGCCTCACTGACGCTTTATGACGGTCCAGACAGTGCATTGGTTGTGGCCGCCGCCAATGCGGCCGTTGCAACCTATGTTGAAACCAATCACCGCTTGGGTCGCGACATCACGGTCTCGGGCCTGCATGCGGCACTGCATCAATCTGGCGTCCAGAACGTGGCTCTTGCGGCCCCCGCAGCGAGCCTGGTGATTGCCGCCGACACAGCGGCCCATTGCACCTCGATTACAATTACATTCGGAGGCCGTGATGCTTGATATCGCCAGCCTGCTGCCGCCCAATTCAACCCCAGCCGAGCGCGCATTGGAGCAATCCACAGCGCGGATAGGGGCTGTGCCGGTGCCTATTGCAACCCTGTGGAACCCTGACACATGCCCCGCCGCCATTCTGCCCTGGTTGGCTTGGGCCTTGTCGGTTGATCATTGGGACAGCGGCTGGTCCGAGGATGCCAAACGTCAAAGCCTGCGCAAATCTATTAGCATTCACCGCGTTAAAGGCACGGTGGCATCGGTCAAGCTGGCGCTGGCCGCAGCCGGTTACGGTGACGCCACCGTTGTCGAGCGTTTTGGTTGGGAAACCCACAATGGCGCATATAATTATGATGGCTCGATCACCTATTCGGAGCCGGATCATTGGGCAGAATACCGGATTTATCTGACACGGCCAATCACCATTGAGCAAGCCGACCAGGTGCGCAAAATTCTTGCCACTATCGTCCCCGCCCGCTGTCACCTCAAGGGGTTGTTCTTCACAGAGGCCCTCAACACCTACAACAACCGCATCCGTTACGATGGTGCCTTCACCCATGGAGTTGCCTAATGGCTGACCTTGAAGAAACCCTGGCTTGGGCCGATGGTGTTTACCAGATCGAGCAAACCGATCCCGTTGTTGGCGGCCCGCCGGATTTGGCGCTCGGCCAAGGCATTGCGAATGTGCAAGCCCAGCAATTGGCGGATCGCACCGGCTGGTTAAAAGCCGCGATCACCGCGTTGCAAAATGTGGCAGTCTCGCAGGCCGACATTGACGCCGCGATTGCAGCATTGCTCGACGGCGCACCTGGGGCGCTTGATACGCTGAATGAACTGGCCACGGCTCTTGGCGATAGTGATAATGCAATGGCCGCGATCATCACCCAGCTTGGCCTTAAACTGGATGCGACCACCTACACGGCCGCAGATGTTTTGGCCAAGATCAAAGACGCGAATGCTGAGATGCGCTCACTTTTCCTCAACAGTCTGGGGCATGTCGGTGACGGTGGGAATGATTACGGCGTGATCGTCAGAGCGTTTGAGCCTGCAATCACCCTCGTAGATCGCAGTGACAACGCCGGATCAACGCAAATTCGCTCACACTCGGACGGGGCAATCTGGTTTTTACGTGACGTGACCAACGACATGAGCATCGGCCATTCTGATAACACCACAACAAAAGTGTTTGTTAAATTTACACTTGGTGGGCCGGTTTTTTATAACAATTCAGGCGCAGAAATAGGCCGAGTTAACTCAACCGGTTTTGTTGGGGCTGGGTCCGGCTTGACCGGCGTAGATGCGGCTAAACTGGGCGGGTTGAGCAAGTCATCATTCCTGCGCACCGATGCCGGAAATTATAAAATCCGAATGGGCAGTGACGCCAGCGGAAACTTTGACGGCCTTACTTTCGATGATGCCACTAACGTGTTCAAGTTTATTGCGGACCAAGCCGATGATGTTGAGTTTGCATATGGTAACATCCACGCGGGGCGGCTGCTGCTCAACGCTACAAATGATTTGTCGTTGTCCTCCACGGCCCATGCCTTTCAGATAGGCAGAACCGACGATTATAACCTCTGCGCAGACAACAACGAGATACAGGCGCGACGAAACGGAGCCGCTGCAAACCTGTATTTAAACAGCGACGGTGGCCCTGTGAAGGTCAACGGTTCACTTGTGGCCACTATGGCCAACAGTGTGGCCGATGTACGCCTTGGCGCTGAAGTGCAAACACTGTTTCAAACAGATACTAACGTCACCACTTGGTATGTTGCATCAGCAGGGTTCGTGCTCACCGCTGTGCGCATTCACTGGCAGTTTGCCGATGATGTCATGTCAGGCCACAAATCCCGCCCCATTCAAAAACGTATCAACGGCTCTTGGGTCACAATCGCACAGGTGTAATCATGCAGTTCAAAGACCTCGGGTATTTCACCCGCTACACCCCTGACGGGGACAACCCACATAACATTCAGTTTTCCCAAAATGATGATGGGCAAGATTTCTATGACATCGCCAAGGAACACGCGCTGGGGTTCTTTTTCCTAGTGAATGAGCGGGGCGATGTTGTTGGGGAATCCGGCGATATTACAGCGCTGTTTCCCGTTGATATGCGGGTTGTTTCAGCCACAAAGGCGGATGCCCTTCAAGCCGCCTATCAAAGTGAGACGCGGCTGATATGGGACGGAGCGATCATCAGCCCCCACATGCCCACACGGGAAGAGTTTCAGGCATCAGCGCTCAACCGTATTGATCAAGAACACAGCAAGTTCCTGCTTAAGCTGACCGGCAGCGCAACCACTGAAGAGCGTGACACATGGCCAACCAAGGAACGTGCCGCGCGCGCGATTGCGGCAGGCACGGCCACCGATGGTCAACAAGCGATGATTGGGTATGAGGCCGAGGGCAGCGGGATTGAGGCGTCTACATTAACGGCGACAATCATTGCAAAGGCCGAGGCGTTTCAAGCCCTAACCGGCATGGCCGCTGGATTAAAAGCCAAGGCCAAGACCGCGATTATGCAGGCGACAAATGATGCCATCCCAATTGATCAGGTCGCGGCGGCTATCGACGCTGTGTTTGCAGAGATTGCCACGCAAACCAGCGCCGCCATTGCACAGTGGAAAGCCCAACCCCCAGAACAGATGGCGGCGATTGCTGAACTGGGGAATGATTAGAATGCAACGGCCCTCTTTTAGCGACCTAACACACGCCGAGCAGCAACAGTTCGGCAACGGCGTCGGTCCGTATTGGCTGCCGGCATGGGCACGTCGTGCGATCACGGGCGCCGCCAGCTGGTTCTTTAACAATGCCAGCTGGCAGCACCATGATTTCGGCTACGTCGTTGGCGGCGATCGATGGGATCGGGCACGATGCGACTGGAAGTTTTTCACGGCCATGCTGCAAGATACCTCAGCTCTTTCGGGGCAGCGCCTATTTCTAATCCCGCCCGCATTGTTTTTCTCTTTGATGTTTTACGTGGCTGTCCGCATTGGAGGCCAGTTCGGGTCCTTCAAGTATCGAAAAAGCTATGCCTCGCTGTCAGAAGTGCGAAACTCACGGGCCAAAGGCGCTATTGTGGGGGAACCGCCAGAGGAATGAACAAAAGCCTGATGTGATGTTTGCCACAATCGCAGCACCGCAGAAGAGGTCAGTATGTCCGCATCCTTTCTCCACGGCGTCGAAGTCATCGAAATCGATGCCGGCCCCCGCCCCATTCAAACCGTTAAATCCTCGGTCATCGGGATTGTTGGCACAGCGCCTGATGCTGACGCCACCGCCTTCCCCCTGAATACCCCCGTTCTGGTCGCAGGATCCCGTAAGGAAGCCGCATTGCTCGACACGGTTGGTGATGGCAAAGGCACTCTGCCGGTCGCAATGGATGGTATCTTTGATCAAGCCGGCGCGGTCGTGGTTGTCGTGCGGATCGCCGAAGGGGCCAGCGAACTTGAAACTCTTGCCAATGTTGTTGGCGGCGTAAATGCTGTCGACGGCAACTTCGAGGGCGTTCACGCTCTTGTCGGGGCCGAGAGTGTGATCGGGTTGGCCCCGCGCATCTTGATTGCACCAGGCTTCACTCACCAGCGCCCCAGCGAGCTTGCAAACCCAGTTATCGCCGAGCTGCAGGGCATTGCTGACCGCCTCCGCGCCTGTGTTATCATGGATGGCCCCAACACCACCGATGCCGCAGCTTATACGGCCGCCGGTGATTTTGGATCGTCTCGCATCTACTTAATTGATCCCTGGCACAAAGTGCTGGTTGGCGGCGTCATTAAAGATGTTGCGCCATCCTCTCGCGTAGCGGGGCTGATCGCCAAGACCGACAACGAGACCGGTTTCTGGGCCTCCCCATCGAACCACCTGATCTCGGGCATCATCGGCACATCGCGACCCGTTGATTTCAAGCTCGGCGACGAGAACGCCCGCGCCAATCTGCTGAACGAAAACAAGGTGGCCACCACCATTCGACAAAACGGGTATCGCCTCTGGGGCAACCGCACCCTCACCGCAGATACAAAATGGGTGTTCTTGAGTGTCCGGCGCACCGCCGACATCATCAACGATTCCCTGCTTCGCGCCCATCTCTGGGCCGTCGATCGGGGCATCACTAAAACCTATGTTGAAGATGTCGAAGAAGGCGTCAACGCATATCTGCGCGATCTGGTCGCCATGGGCGCAATCTTGGGCGGCAAATGCTGGGCTGATCCCGATCTAAATTCAGCGGCGAACATCGCGCTGGGCAAGGTTTTCTTTAATTTCGACTTCACACCGGTCTATCCAGCCGAGCACATCACATTCCGCTCGCATCTGGTGCAGGACTATATCGAGGAGGTGTTTAACTAATGGCTGCCGAGGACATTCTCAAATATCTCAATCTAATCGTCGACGGTCGCGGATACGCCGGCAAGATCGAGGAATACAACGCCCCTGACCTGACGCTCACCACCGAAGATTTTCGTGGTGGCGGCATGGATGCTCCCATTGATATCGAAATGGGCATGGAAAAGTTGTCGCTCTCCTTTGTGCTGACCTCTTATGACGCCGATGTTCTGGCGCTCTGGGGTGTCAAAAAAGGCTCGGGCATCCAGCTCACCGCCAAAGGCTCGCTTGAAAATCTTGATGGGGTCACCACCGCTGTTTCCCACGCCATGACCGGCACGTTGATTTCCATTGCCCGCGGGACATGGGGATCAGGCAGCAAGCCATCACTGACCATCAACATGGGCCTCACCTATTACCGTGAAACCCACGGCCAGCGGGTGATCAACGAAATCGATGTCATCAACATGGTGCGCATCATCAACGGCGTCGACCAGCTCTCCGAGCATCGCGCCAATATCGGATTGTAAGGAAACCCCATGCCCAAGGCTAAACCATATGTCACCGACCTGCCGGATGGCTCTAAAGAGATCGATTTCAGCGACTTACCGTTGAAGATTGATGGCACCGAAATCAAGAAAATGGTGATGCGCGAGCCGATCGTTGACGACCAACTTTCGGTTGACGGCATCACATCTGCAGCCCGCAAAGAAGTCCATGTAATTGCCAACCTTTGTGAGCAAGCCCCCGAAGCCATTAGCGGCTTGAAGATGCGCCAATATGGGCGGCTGCAGGATGCTTACGCGGCTTTTATGACCTGACCGACGCGCAGCTTCGCGAGGGCACTCTTCGGCTCGCCAGTTGCACCGGGTGGGCTTGGTCTGAAATTGCGGCGATGTCGGTCAGTCGCTTCCTCTGGTGGTTAGAAGGCCTTCCAAAGAAATGAGTAAAAATCAACGCCTCAACGCAACGATCACCATCGGTTCTGTTTTAGAGCAATCGGTGAAGAAGAATATTGGCTTTTTGAAATCCGGACTTCACAGCGTTGGGGACGGCATCAAAACCGTCGAGCGCAGGCAGCGCGAACTTGGCAAACAGCGCAAGGTTTTAGAAAAACAGGGGAAATCCGTTGATGCCCTCGATCGCGAGTATGAAGACTTAACCCACACATTAGACCGCCTCCGCCGCACACAAGAACGCTGGAACCGCGCCGCCGGAGCATCGCGCCGTGTTGGCTCCACATTCTCAGCCATGACCGCCGATATCGGGCGAAACTCCCGCCGCGTTGCGATCAGTGTGGGGCTTGCAGGTGGCGCTATCTTTGGCTTGGCCAGCAGCACTGCTGAGGCCGCCAAAGAAATCAAAAACCTGTCACAAGTGGCCAATACCTCGCCACGAGAATTCCAACGAATGGCAGCCGCCGTTGGCTCCGTTGGTATGGAACAAGAAAAACTTGGGGATATCCTAAAAGATGTAAACGATCGTATCGGTGATTTCATTCAAACCGGCGGCGGCCCAATGGCTGACTTTTTCGAGAACATTGCGCCCAAGGTTGGTGTGACCATCGATCAGTTCAAGGAATTAAGTGGCAAGGATGCGCTTCTTCTATACGTTGACAGCTTAGAAAAAGCAGGCGTTTCGCAACAAGAAATGACGTTTTTTCTAGAGGCAATGGCAGGTGACGCATCGCTTCTGATCCCGCTGCTTCAAGACAATGGCCGCGAGCTGGAACGTCTCGGAGATAAAGCTGAAGCGGCTGGCCGCATCCTGAGCGGCAAAGCCTTGCGATCCGCAAGTGAGTTCAGAGAGGAACTCACCACACTTCAGGGGACATTTACGGGTTTGCGGCACACCGTTGGGGCCGAATTGATGCCCGTTGTCACTGGGGCGATGCGCCAGATCGGTGACGCCCTTCTGGACAATCGAGAAGGGGTCAAGGTTTGGGCCACCTCGTTTGCGGATGGTGTGGAACGCGCGTTGCCGATGATCGGTGACATTGTAACAGGCATCGGCCGCGTCACCACTGTCGTTGGTGATGTTATCGCATCAACCGCCGACATGGTTGGTGGTTGGGAAAACTTCGGCATCATTATCGGCGCGGTGCTGGCCACAAAAAGCATCATCCGGGTCGGCAAGTTTGCAGGCGCCGTGTTCAGCCTTGGCAGAGCAATGTTTGCGTTGACAGCCTTCGCCCCGATGGTTGCCGGTGGGATCCGTTTGGTTGGAGCCGCGTTAATCGCCAATCCGATCGGTATTGCCATTGCCGCAATCGCGGCGGGGGCTGCGTTGATTTATACCAACTGGGATAAAATAAAGCCAATGCTGCGCCCTGTCATCGATTGGATGGGCAAAAAGTTTACTTGGCTCTGGGAAAATGGCGGCAAACCTCTGCTCGATGGCCTAAAGTTCGGGGTCGAAGGGGTCGGCGCGGCATGGCAGGCGATGAAAACCACGTTGGGCGCCGTTGTCGATTGGCTGGGCGAAAAGTTCGATTGGGTCATGGGCAAGATCAAACCGGTTATTACGGCCCTTAAGTGGGTGAAGGGGGACGGCGGGAGTGTCTTCGATGGCATGTCAGATGCGGATATTACTGCCCAAAGCAACAAACCCACCGCCAAACAAATTCTGGGGCTGCCCCGCCGACCATCAGCGGCCCAGCCCAACTTTATAGAAATTGGCTCGAGGTTGCCCCCGGTTCAAACCAACGCGCTGGGTGGTGCCTATGGTCGTGGCTGGCACTTAACGGGCGAAAAAGGGCCGGAGCTGAAATTCGAGAACCGAGCCGGATATGTTGCCGACAATCGGGCGATGCGCCAGCTGGCGTCACATGCGGATAGGATCAGCAATCTTTTTGGCAACAATGGATCCAGCCGCGCCCCCGCCACGACCCCAACCTCTGGGGTGACACAACAAATGACCATCCACATAAACGCCGCGGGGGCCAGCGCCGCCGAAGTTATCGCGATCCTCGATCGCCGCACCCGTTCTGCCGCGCAGGGGGCCTTGTTTGATCGCCCTTCTATGCCTGGCGCATTTGGGAGGTAACAATGGCAGAAATCATGATGCAGCTCGGCTTTTTGCAATTTTCACTTGATAGCGCCGCCTACCAGCGGCTGAACCGCTCCACCGAATATCGATGGGCACGTCAGTCGCGGATCGGCTCGAATGATGCGATGCAGTTCACCGGTTACGGCCCTGAAACCATCGAAATCGAAGGCGTGATTTATCCGCACTTTAGGGGTGGCCTAAAGCAGGTGGACAAGATGCGCATGCAGGCCTCGTTCGGGGTCCCACTTCCATTGGTTTCAGGCGCTGGGCGTGTGCTCGGGCTCTGGGTCGTCGAAACCATTTCTGAGGGGCAAGAGATCTTTGCCAAGCGGGGAATTCCTTTAAAACAAGAGTTTACGATGCGGATAGCGAGGTATGATGGCGGGCTCCGATCAATTCTACGTTTCTAAGGATGGCGACATCCTAGATCAGATTATTTTCAACCGCTACGGCAACACCCGCAACGGCCAAGTCGAGATTGTTCTGGCCATTAACCGAGGGCTGGCAGCGCTGGGCCCGATACTTGAGGCCGGTGTGCGCATCCGGTTGCCTGATCTGGTTGATGCCCCCCCGACCGAGACAATATCGCTATGGGATTGATGGATTTTAGACCGTTCACCAGAGTGACAATCAACGGCGTCGCCTTAACGGGCTTCCTATTCTCACAGCTAACGTCGGTGCGGGTCACCGACACTGCGGGCTTCGTGTCCGATACCGCCGAGATTACATTTGCCAATGTGTCAGCCCTTAAACGGTTCTCGCTGCCCGAGCCTGGTGCCGAGGTTAAAATTGAGCTGGGCTATCTATTTGGATTTCGTGACATGGGCGTTTTTATTGCCGACGAAATCGAGGAAAGCGGGCCACCGCGCCAGATCACAGCAACCTGCCGCGCCAAGGTTCAAGGCGAAACCTCAAATGGCATGGCCCCGATCCACCAACATAAAACCCGTTCATGGCCAGCCGGCCTTACCTTGAAAGCGATCGCCTCAAAGATGGCATCGGACAATGGGCTAAAGCCAGCCATCACCGAGGCGGCCGCCGTGATTGTGCCTGGTCATATAGATCAAATCGATGAATCCGATATCGCAGTCCTGACCCGAATTGCATACACGCACGACCTGATTGCCAAACCCGCCGGCGGCCGGCTGTTTCTGGGGCGCCATGCCGATGCCATCACAGCATCTGGTCGCCCCATGCCCAAAACCTCGCTTTCACAGCCCAGCGTCTCGCGTTGGCAGATGCGGCGCAGTTTGGGAGAGGCGGTCGGCACCGTGATTGCCACCTATCGTGACATCGAGCAAGGAGCCGACGTTGAGGTGAAGGTCGGGGACCGTGAGCCGATCCGCCGGCTACCTCAGAGATTTCGGACGAAAAAAGAAGCCCGATCAGCAGCCGATGCCGAGGCCCGCCGAGCAGATCGCGCTGTCGAAACTCTCGATATCAGCATGCCGGGAAACCCGTCTATCGTGGCGGAAAGTAAGATCGAGCTCCTCGATTTCAGCTCAGCAGCCTCTGGTGAATGGGTGGTCGAAACCGCAATTCATGAACTCTCAGAAGCAGGATACAGCACTTCGATCAAAGCAACACGCCCCGAATAGGGAACCCGCCAGAGGGTTTTATGCGATCGGAATCCCAGTATCAGCAGAACCAATATGAGCGCGGCTTTGGTACCAACCTGTCACGCCGTATTTCGTGACGATTGAAAGGTCCACAATGACATTTTTTGAATGGTTTAAGGTTCTCTGGCCTTTTGCAGCGATGCTCGGGGCATTCGCTCTTCGGCTGGAAGTGGGACAGGTGCTGAATAAACAACGCATGAAATCTATGGAAAAGGACATCAACAACGCCAAAACGGCAACCGATAAGGACATCGAAGGCGTCCACTCAAGGTTATCGCGGCACGAAAATGACACCCACAAATTTCTGTCCGAGATCAGAACCGACATCAAGACATTGCTTTCGAGGCATCCATGAGAGCAATATGAAAACAAAATTCAACCCTTATGGTACATTGCACACATCGTTGACGAGGGTGTTCAGAATTCCGTGTCACAGGGTTAGCCTAGATGTCGAGCACGTCGTCTAACCTCCCCTCAAAATAGATCGAAAGTTGGGATAGTGTCAAATTCCAGTTTTG